AACTGCTACTTCATATTGAACGGAGATGTCTGCGACTCAGCCATCCGGAGCAGTATCGGGGATATCTACGGAGCGTCGCTTCAGCCGATGCAGCAGCTGGAACAGGCCGTCAAACTGTTCGGGGATATTGCGGACAAATGTCTCGCGGTTCTGCCGGGAAACCATGAAGCCAGAATTTACAAGTCTGACGGCCTGGATCTGACGCAGATCATGGCGACGCAGTTGGGGATCGGCGAACGGTATTCCCCGGCTTCGGCGTTTCTGTTCATCCGCTTCGGCAAGGGGAACAAGAAGGTCCATGAGCGGCAGATCAGTTACACCGTCTTCTGCGTCCACGGAAGCGGTGGCGGCAGGATGGAGGGCGGAAAACTGAACCGTCTGGTTCAACTGGCAAGCATCGTTGATGCCGATTGCTACATCCACAGCCACACCCACTTGCCGGCGATAGTGAAAAATAGTTACTTTCGGGTATCCATGCAGAACAGTTCGGTGCAGAAAGTGGACAAGCTGTTCGTAAATACATCCAGTTCCATCGAATGGGGCGGATACGGCGAAGCGCAATGCTATAAACCGAACAGCATTGAAACGCCGCTCATTATCCTGGACGGAACAAAGCACCAGATGAGAGCGATCCTTTAAGAAAGGGGAAAACATGGACGAAGAAAAACGGGGCAGAGGCAGACCAGCCGGCTCCAAAAATAAAAAGACCATCGAGCAGGAAAACCAGCAGGCTTTTGAAAAAGGCACCAACTTTGAACCGGAAGAACCGGCGGAGGAGATTGAGTTTCCCTACAAGACTCCCAAAGAACTTCACGACAAAATGCTGCAATACTTTGAGCAATGCCGGGGCGGCGACGAAGAAAACTGGCGGGAGATTGTGGAGGAGTTTGCTGAACTTGCTGCTACCATGAAAGAACATCCCGCATGGTCAAATCACCAGAGTAGATATGAACGCATTGCCCTGAAGATTCGGAACACGGGAGTGTTTCCTGATGAAGCCGGTATGCGGACATACCTCGGCCTGACGCATGAAGTCTACAAAGCATACAAGGACGAGCCGATGTTTGAATCCGTTTTCAACTGGGCGCAGGATATGCGGGAAAGCTGGGCGGCAAGGAAGATGGCCGCAGATCCGAAATCGGCTTCCGCTTATCTGGCTATTTTGAAACAGCCCGGAAACGGCGGCTGGGTAGACAGAAAAGCAGATACCGGCGACAAGACCCTTGTTGTAAAGACTTCCGGAGTAGGCGGAATCAGCGCCTTTAAGTGATATGCCAACCGTAAAGAAAAACACCAAAAAGTATTACGAATGGGATCCGGGCGAAGCAAACCCGAAACAGCTTTTGTTCTATCAGGCGGATACGCCATTTGTTGCATACGGCGGCGCAAAGGGCGGAGGCAAAACCCACGCTGTCAGAACAAAGGCTTTCGGCGGGGCGCTGATGAATCCCGGTATCCGAATACTTGTAATGCGCCAGACCTATCCGGCATTGGAAGAAAACCACATTGCACCGATGCGGAGAATGGCGGCGCAGACAGGGGCGGCGACCTACAACGGTACAACCCATATGCTTACGTTTGAGAACGGTTCCACGATACGCTTTGGCCATTGGTCCGGAGATGATTCGGAAGATGAATACAATGGCCAGGAGTATCATTAGCCTGGTGAACTCATTGGATATTTATTGACGAAGCAACGCAGTTTTCGGAAAGAGCGTTCAACTTCCTCGGTGGTTTGCTCCGTGGTGCTGACGCGATTCCGAAACGCATGTACCTCACCGCGAACCCCGGCGGCGTAGGACACCGCTGGTTTAAGCGGTTATTCATTGATAGACAGTACAAGACGAACTGTCTGAATCCGGAGGAAAACGAAAACCCGGACGATTACACTTTCATCTTTGCAACTGTTGACGATAATACCCACATGCTGGAGCATTCTCCGCTGTATCTGAAGATGCTGTCACAGATGCCGGAGGATCTCCGAAAAGCATACCGATACGGCGATTGGAACAGCCTCGGCGGAGGATACTTCAAAGAGTTTCAGTTCCAGACGCACATGATGAAGCCGTTCCGGATTCCTGATCATTGGCCGCGCTATCGGTCATTCGACTATGGCCTTGATATGATGGCATGTATCTGGTGGGCTATTGATACAGACGGCAGAGCATGGGCATACCGGGAGTTTGAAGAAAAAGGACTTATCGTCCAGGCGGCAGCGCAGGAGATTCTGGCAAACAGCCCCGTCCATGAAAAAATCACGGCCACTTATGCGCCGTGGGATATGTGGGCAAGAAGCAAAGAATCCGGAAAGACGATGGCGGAAATCTTCCTCACAAACGGCGTATCAATTATCCAGGCACCGAGGGATCGTGTGCAGGGCCACATGATGGTCAAAAGCATGATGGCACAGACACCGCTGAAAGACCCTTATGTGATCTCCCTGTTCCCGGACGGGAAAGCGCCGGCAACCATGCCGGGGCTGATGCTGTTCAATGATCTGACAAAAGTTGCGGAAGATTTGCGGGATATTCAATCGGATGATAAGAACGTTAACGATTGCGCGAAACTTCCTCACGAAGTCACTCACACGGTAGACGCATGCAGATATTTCTGCCTGTCGAGGTCCTTGTCTGCAATGAATCCAACAAAGGAACCGAAGAAAACCTATGAGGATTTGATTGAGGACCGGAAAGAAACCTACGAAACCTTTATGTGCGGTGGTGAGCCGTCTGAAGGATATATGGCAAGTTAAGGGGAGAAAACAATGGTGAACAACATGATCTGGCTGCTGATGTTCGTGATGCTGGCAATCTTTGCCGCCGTCTGTGCGATCAGCATGCAATGCAGGAAACAGACGGAACGCTACATCCGGCTGGAAGAATGGGCGGAGGATTGGCTGAAGCGTCTGGAACAAAAGGTGGAAACCGCAGACTTCCGAACGAAACTCATGGAGGAACAGGTCAGGGCGATGCAGGAACTTCTCCCCAAAGACGGGGAGAACGAAGTCATCCGAAACCGGGCGATCCTCCGGCAGATGAACGATGAAATGGAACGTGGGCTAAGAATGGAAAAGGAATGGAACGACGGCCTGTCATCCATCCTCAACTACGGAAAGCCGATTACTGAGGTGAACAAGAATGAGTGAAGAAGGTCTGGGCCTGTTCGCGGGCAAAGACAAACCGAGTGTTGAGTGGGGATGGTCCCATTACGAAAAGGCTGTCACATACAACACAGGTATCCAACTGCAAGAGAACGTAAAAGCGAACGAAAATTTCTTTATCGGTAAATAGCTTGCCGATGAAAAATCCCTGAAAAAAACTGGAAGCCTAAACACGTTTGTGCAAGGTAATCAGAGGTGAAGGCGTATCGAAGGTACGCCAGCCGCAACGCATAGACGGTGAAAAGATATAATCCGTCCACGAGGCAGGGACACCCAACGGGTGAAAAGATATGCTGACCTTACAGGAAACTGTAAGAACTATCGGATAAAAAGCCGATAGGGTAACACTTGAAGCAATGGGAAGGCGTACAGGCCAACGGCCTGCCGACTCCGCAGTTCAACGTCCTGAAGCGTGTAACAGGCTTTGTTGTGGCAAACATTGTATCGGATAACATCCGCATCAATGCAGCCCCGCTTGCCAGTTACCCTGAAGACGATAAGCTGATTGATCCGGTCCGGATTGTGAACGAGGAGTTTGAATCTCTTACCGAACAGAACAGATTGCCGGCTCTGGCAAAAGAGTTCGCAAGAGATGCTGCGGTTCGCGGCGACGGCTGTATTTATTCATGGTGGGATGAAGATGCCGACGCAGGCCCGAACGGCAAAGGCAGAATCCGCTGTGAGATGGTGGAAAACACCAGAGTGTTCTTCGGAAACCCGAACGACAGGCGGGTGCAGGAACAGCCGTGGATTATGCTTGAAAAGCGTGAGATCGTCCGGAACGCCAAACGCAGGGCGAAGAAATACGGCTCTGATAACTGGCAGCAGATCATGCCCGACGATGAAAACACGATGGGCATGGACAGCATCAAACGGACGGACGACAAGGTAACTTCCATTCAGCTGTTCTGGAGAGACGACGATACCGGAGAAATCTGGTGCTATGAGTTCACCCACAACTGTGTGATTCGTGAGGCATGGAACCTGAACATCCGGCTGTATCCGTTCGTGTGGCTGAACTGGGATTACGTTTCGGATTGCTATCACGGGCAGGCAATGCTGACAGGGCTGATCCCGAACCAGATCTTCATCAACAAAGCCTGGGCAATGAGCATGCTTTCCATCATGCGTTCGGCGTGGCCGAAAGTTGTTTACGATAAAACCAGAGTTTCCCATTGGGACAACAGAGTGGGCGGCGCAATCGGTGTAGCCGGCAATGTGGATTCTGTTGCAAAGAACATTGATCCTGCACAGGTACCGCCACAGGTATTCCAGTATATCTCCGCTGCCGTATCGCAGACAGAAGAAAGCCTCGGCGCAACGGAGGCGGCTCTGGGCGAAGGCAAAGCATATAACACTTCCGCTATCCTGTCCTTGCAGAAAGCCGCATCCACTCCACAAGAACTTACAAAGCAGAACCTGTATCAGCAGATCGAAGATCTGGCGCGAATCTGGCTGGAGTTCATGGCAGAGTATTACGGGAAACGTACCGTGGACATGACCATGACAGAAGAAATGCGGAAGCTGTTTGAACAGGTGAATGCTTTGAACGAAGCGGCAGGGCAGCCCGCTCAGGAGATTCCGCAGACTACTCCTGTTGATTTCGATTTTGGCATGCTGAAAGACCATCCGTTCTCCGTCAAGATCGACGTGGGCGCATCTTCCTACTATTCCGAAATCGCATCGCTTCAGACTCTGGACAATCTGCTCCTGAATGACAGAATTACAACGGTCCAGTATCTTGAACGGATTCCTGACGGCAACGTTGCCGGACGCAGGAAGCTGATTGAAGAATTAAAGCAGCAGGAAGAAGAGCAGAAACGCATGGCAGAACAGCAGGCCATGATGGAACAGCAGATGGCAATGGAACAGCAGATGGCTGAAGCGGCTCCGCAGACAGAAGAAATCGCGGAGAACGAAGCGACAGCAGAACGGCAGACCACAGGATTCAAAGAACTGGGTGAAGCGCTGAGAAGCGTGGAACGCCGGAGGTGACACATGGCGACAATCAATGATACGCTGGCAAAACGCCAGCAGGAATCGGCAAGCCAGATCGGCGACCTTTACAATCAGCAGTACAATTCCCAGGCGGCGCAACTGAAAACTGCTTACGACAGAAACGTTTCGGATGCACAGGTTGCACAGGCAAAGATCGCGCCCCAGTACCAGACACAGGCGAATCAGCTTGCGGCGCAGTATGAGCGGAACAGACGGAACGCGAACCTCTCCGCCATGAGCAACGGCCTCGGAACCGGCACGGCGGTACAGCAGGCGGAAGCGCTGAACAACAAGTATCAGCAGAATTATGCTGGGCTGAGAGCAAATGAAATGCAGGCTCAGACAGACGCCGGGCAGAAGATCACGAGCCTCGGCACGGATTACCAGAACCAGCTTGCACAGGCAAGGATGGAAGCGGAAAACAAGGCGGCTGCGGCGAAGGTTGAGAACTACAACAAGCAGAACACCTGGTACGACGAACAGGCAAAGACGATGGCCGGATTCGGAGACTTCTCCGCTTACGAAAAACTGTACGGCAAGGACGCCGCCGACCAGATGAAGGAAGTCTGGATCATCCAGAACCCGCGTGTGGCTCTCGGAGCGGGGCTGATCGACGCAAAGAAATACAAAGAGATTACGGGAGAAAATCCGTAAGGAGTGGTTGCGATGGCAGAAGTGACTACAACCGAAGAAAAGAAATCCTTAACTCCGAAAGAGCAGATGGCCGCGGTGGAGACAGCTTCCCAGGCAAACATCAACAAGGTCTATGACTCCGGCCTGAACGCGCAGAAACAGGGGCTTCTGGACGCCTACAACGCAAACACGGCGGCACAGGCGCAACAGGCGCAGGCTATTCAGCAGAACTATGCCAAAGCTAATTATGATGTTGGCGTTCAAAACGCACGAAACGATGCGAACGTAACACAGTTTGCTGACATTCGTGGCGTGAACACCGGGGCAGGAAGCCAGCATCGGCTGAATCTTGGCAATACCAGAGCGAAGGCAGAAACCGCGCTTGCATATCAGCAGCAACAGGCTTTGGCTGAGAATCAGCGCCAGCAGGAACTGGCAACGCAGACTTATCAAAACCAGGTAGCCGCTGCAATGGCCGATAACGACTACAAGAAAGCAGCCGCGCTTCTGGACGATTACAACAACCAGAGCAAGTGGAGAGATCAGCAGGCGCAGATCCTCGCCACCTACGGGAACTTTGATCCTTACAAGGATCTGTACGGCGATGAAGCGGCAGCGGCCATGCAGAAAGTGTGGCAGGCGCAGAACCCGGATGTGGCGTACCGGACAGGTTCCATTACGCCGCAGCAGTATAAGCAGATTACAGGCAAGTGGCCGAAGGGATACAGCCCCGGAGGCGGCAGCTACACCGGATGGTACACCGGGTATGTACCGCCCGATGCCGGCGGAACAATAGGCGCACCCGGCGGCGGAGGCGGAGGCTACTGGTCCGCAGAACAGGGCTACGCCACTTACATGGGATGATACGGAGGATGACGATATGGCAAAGCAAACGTCCGGAGGCGGCGGTTCCGCAAAGGTAAACGCCGGGAAATCGTCCGGGTCTTCCGGCAACAGCAAATCTTCAAGTTCCTCCAAAGCCTCCGGCGCCGCGAAAACTTCCGGTTCTTCCAATAACATTAAGGCGATCACCAGCGCGGCGCAGCAGATGCCGTTCGTCCAGCTTGGCACGAACAGTTCTCAGGTGTATCGGACAGGCGACCAGCAGAGGGATACCAGTTCCGCTTATCGCGGGATGTGGGACGCGTTCCTCCAGGCGGGCGGTCTGAGCCAGCCCACGGCTCAGGGACAGGCACAGCAGGGCGCACAGCAGACAAAGCCGAAGACGGCGCAGGAACAGGCGCAGGAAAGCAGATATGCCGCTGAAGCGAACGCCCAGAAACAGCAGCAGGAACAGAGTTATCTGGCGGAAGCTGAGAAGGCTGAACAGGACCAGAAAAAAAACGAAGACGATTACCATCATTTTCTGAATGAGGCCGAACGTCTTGCCGTTGAGAAGACCAACAGCGAAGGCCTTACGATGGAAGAGCAGGACGAACTTGATCGGAAGATCAGGGAAGCAAAGGGCAAGGCCGAGGAAGCGCGTCAGGCTGCCGGGATCAAGAACACAAAAGAAAAGTGGCAGGATATGCAATACGATCCTGAGAACTGGACCGGCGAGGACGAATGGGCTTTCCTCCAGCCGGATGAACAGGCGGAGAATCTGGTAGGCGGCTGGGGAAGGCAGTATGCGTCCGGGCCTGCGATGGCTGCCGGCACAGGCCTTCAATGGTTCGATCAGGCTTCCGATGATATGGTCCGGTATGAGTACGATCAGGAACACGGCGAAGGCGCTTACGACAGAGCCATTGCCGGAAAGAACGTAAACCAGATTGGGCAGCTTGGAAACAAACTCTGGGATACTGGTGTGAACCTCCAGGAATCCGGACAGCAGATGTGGGAAGCCGGAACCGCTGACATGAGCGACACCGGCAAACAGATTGCCAATGTTGCCAAGACAGGCATGGACGTTATCGGCGACATCGGTCTGAATGCGGTTGCCCCCGGAATGGGAACTATGCGGATGTATATGGGGGCTGCCGGAAACGCCGCTTATGAGCAAAGCCAGAGAGAAAACAATGATGTTGACAGCAGAATGGTAGCCGCCATAAAGGGCGGATTAAATGCCTATCTTAGCAACAGGCTCGTCGGCGGCATGGACAAAGTATATGGTGAATCTATTCTCGGCAAGTATGTGCATGAAGGGCTTGACGGTCTTAGCCCAGAAGTTCAGCAAGTTCTAAAACCGTTCCTGAATACGGAAGGTATTGAGGAAGCCCTGGAGGATATTCTTAACTACGCCGCTGATGAAATTCTTGGTCTTGAAACCGGCAAACCTTTAGATTGGAATGAAGTCATGCAGGATGGTGCTGTTGGTTATATCCTCGGAGTTTTGACAAACGGCCTTGCTGGCGGCATGAACATTGACAACAAAAAACAGCAAAACATTGCAAAGGAAGCTGTCGAGTTTGGCCGCAGGGCAGTTGAGGAAGGTCTTGATATCGATCAAGCGGCGCAAGAGGGAAAGGCAAACACAAAGAACAATGTTTCCTTGCAATATGATCCGGAAGCAGAAACTGCCCAACCGGCAGCTTCTACACCACAGACAGCACAACGGACAAATCTTGTGGAGGAACAGGGCTGGACATGGGAAAACTATGTTACAGATACTCTCTCCGGCGGCGCAATAAGTGATATTGACGTAAACGAAATCGTTAACCACGAAGCAGGCCGTCAGGCTTTTGAAGCTGTTACCGGCATCTCCCTGGATGGCATGACAGAAGAGGAAGCAAAGGCTACCGTCGGCATGGCGGC